ATCTTTTGTAGTTCAGCAGTAGAACCAACAAACAATGCATTCGTTACATTCTTTGGGCCTTGGTTAGGCACTTCTTTTAATTTCTTCATCTTCGCCTGCAAGTCACCAAGTTTCTCTGTTACGTCTGCAACCTGTTTAATCAAGTTCCCAGCAACCTCATATGCTCTGGGATGTTCACCTTCTCTTGCGAGGTCTAGGATACCATCAATTGCATCCTGTCCTCTTTCTACCAACTGATAAAAATTCTCTCGCTGATATTTATAATCATTGTCAGTATCTTGTTCATTTGTTTCTGGAACAATTACTGGGCGAGGTGGAGTAACTTCTCTTGTAGCTGTTTCCACAACATCTGTTATTCCAAGAACATTATCTAAAATTTCAGTCTGGTTAGACATTTTTCACCTATGGTTTTGCGGGCCACTTAACTTTATCCAAAGAATTGTAGTCCTTTGTGATATCACGAAGAGCTTGTCTGTAATCTTTTTGTGCCTTTGTCATAGTCAAGTCTGAACTTGCCCACCAATCAGTTTCAACAATCATTCTGTCTCGTTCAGCACGAAGGAATTTCATTGGTTCTGCGGCAGTCAAGTCTTGCATCTTTTCATTTACCGCATCCCAAGTTAAACCTTCAGGCCAGTCAGAAGAGTTGTCTGATTCTATTGCAGAACCATCCTCTGTTTTACCTGTCACCTTACGGAACATTGCTCCAAATTCGTCTGAATTTGTTGGATCTCCTCTAAGGACATATTCTGTGACACCAAGAGCACTTAGTGCATCTGATACTGTTGCCATTATTTTTTCTCCTGTTTATTCATTCTATTGTTTAATTTCTTTTACAAGAAGATTTCCACCGATATTTGCATCATAGGTAGTAATATACTGTGCTCCAGAGTCACCATGAATATAACTCTGTATTCTATATGTTACTTGTGAAGTTGTGCCTGGCGTATCTTGCATGATACCACTCCAAACATCATCATATTCATTAGTTGCATTTCTAACTTGATGTTGTTCAAAATTACTTGTGGTATTAATAATTAAATTACTAGAACCACCAGAAATATCTCTATAAACTCTAAACCCACCTCTCATTGGCGAACCATTACTGTTTAATCTAAATGGAACAACATAATAATACTCTAATACGCTGTTAGAATACTGTGGAGTAATACTAATTGTATAATTTGTATTTGCCCAAGTCGAAGTACTGTTATTGTTGTGAGAGGCAGAGTTTGCAACCTGTACAGTTTGGATAACAGTGCCTGGAGCTTCAATTGCACTTGTAGACACAAGTTTCTTTCCAGAAGCAATAGTAACAGTTGTTCCTGTCTCCGCCGTGATTGTATTAACTGCTAAAGTACTCATTGTGCAATCTCCATTAAAGTAAGTCCACAAACACCACCGTATAAATTTATATAAGTTGGTTGGTTATTACATCTAGCATAAACTTCATAATTTACAGCACTAGTTGTTGCTGGAGAGTCTAAGTGATTAATACCTACCGAACTCATCATTCTACCACCAGATGACATACTTGCATTAAATCCATTAGTTGCCTGTCCTAGATTAACTGAATCATTTCTAAATATTGAAGTAAAGAGTATTCTGTTAGCTGCATTTGCATCAAAGTCTATGTTTGCAACTATATATATTTTGCTATTAGAAAACTTTGGTGTAATATTTAATTGTATTCCAGTTGCTACCCAAGTATTGGTAGAACTTAAAGTTAATTGAGCAGAACTAGCAACACTCTGGACTTGTATAACGTGGCCTGGAGCATGCACTGTACTTGCAGTTGTTGCCCCTACAATGTTGTCTACTGTTAATGTTGATGCCATCTCTTATATCTCCTATACGATTGACAAGTTGCCACTAACAGTAAGTGTGACACCATCTGCAACCGCCAGAGGGCCTGCTGCAAGTGCATTGTCTGTTGATGCAATTGTTACGTTTGTGTTTAATGTCGGTTCGTGTACTCTGAAGATATGTCCCTTACCATTAGTAGAACTTCCGCCATCACTTTCTCCTTGGAAAAAACCACCACCCAAATCATCTCTTGCAGAAGTGGCAATCTTTGCCAGTGTTACTGCACCGTCTGTGAGTTCAGCAGTTGTAACTGAGTTGTTCGCCAAATCTTCTGCGGCGATAACATCTACTCCGATACTTCTTGATATGATTTTTCTAATTGCCATTTTTCTATTCCTTATTATCCCAACATAACCATTTGCATATTTGTATGATTACTGCCACCGTAAACATCTGCATTACAATGAAAATCAATGTAATCGTTAGCATCTAATTTAAGAATTTCATTTACAGTTACAGTGTGGTCTGTTCTGCCGCCAGCACCAATTCCAGAGAAATCAGTCTGATACTCTTGAAAAGTCGTTCCGTTTTTTCTAACCATAATACCGTGGTTGGTAGCATTATTAATCCAGAGATAAAATTTAGCTGCAACAAGATACATACCGTCTACTGGTACAGTTAGTCTCCCATTTGAGCTATTCCATGTCATACCACCTAAAGCAGGGCCCTCTAAATCCCAATGGGTATAAACTGCGGCTGAACCCTGTGTTCGAACTTCTGTAGCACTGTTACCACGCAAGTATATGTAGGGCATAACACCTTTGTTTATTCTGCCAGAACTATCAATTGTCATTGCACTAGTACCACTAGTGTGTGCTATTGTATCTACTTTTAATGTACTTGCCATATCTTTTTCCTAATTCTTTGTATTATTTATTCGTCTTGACCACTGGATGGGTTATAATTTTTTGCATCTGTGAAAAAAGATGATGTTTCATTGAATCCGAAATCACCGTCATCTGTATCCCAATCACTCGGCGCAACATCAGCAGGTTTAGGTGTAGCAGAATATCTCTGTTCTCTCTTAGGTGCTGCAACTTGTAAGTCTGTGTATTGGTCGACTTGTACAGAACGAATAACACCCTGTGAAGTTACTGGGCCATACATGTAATACTTTGCAGTAAAGTTTAGTGTGTAAATGATTGCTCTACGACTTGCAAAGTCTCCTTCATAGTCATCCTCATAACTAATATCATTTAGTACGATAGGTACATCTCTAATGATATCAAGTTCGGCAGACTCCTTCAAAGTAATTGTATACTCTGGTTGGAAGTATGGAAGAATTTGTTCAACAATCTGTAGTGCATCATCTGAGTTTTTACTCATAATGAATAGTTCAAAGTCAACATTATAAGGTACAGGCATAAATCCAGACTTGATAGATTCTCCATCAGTTCCGTTTGCCGCCTTCTTAACCTTGATTGACTTGTTTAGTTTTCTATTGGGGTCATAAGATAACCCACTAATTTCAAAACCAATACGAGGTAGAGTTACCGCTACCTTTTTGTTAAGAGAAGGGTCTTCTCTTAGTCTCGCCAACCATTTTGCTTTTGGCCCATACGCAAGTGGCACTTTCATTGTCTGTGCAATGTTGCCTGTGTTATCTTTCTTTGCGAGTTGGATATTATTAAAAATAGTACCAAACCCAACAACAATGTTTCTTGTTGATTCGTTATAAAAATATTGTCCAATCATAATTATTTCATCCCAGCATCACCGAATGGATTTGATTCGGTAAAATCTAATATATTATCGTCTTCTCTTTCAAAGAAATCGTTCATTGCGTTTTCGTCAATAGTGTCAACTTTATATGTTTCTAGTACTATATAGGACGCATCGGCACCCTGTACTGAACCCTCAACCTCTAGAGAACCACCATGTGTTTCATCTTCAGAAAGAATTTTATCTCCTAGTTCATCGTCCAGAAGAACACCAGAATTATCTTCTAGTCTGATTTCTTCATTAAATGTTCCAGTTTGTTCAAGTGAAACTTGATATTCTAGTTGATCCAAACTATTGTCTGTCTCTACAGAATCAATCTCTGCAATACCAGTATCAATATCCTCTGAACCGTATTCAAAGGTTTTACACTTTAACTTATATGTAGGTAGATTGTGAACCTGATAAAATGGATCATCATGGTCTACAAAAGTTATTTCAAATAACTTTCTACCTTTAGGCCAGTATACCAAGTCACCTTCATTTGGTCGTAGAGAAACAATGAGATTATTGTCAACTGAGACAAACTGTTCCCACCGTCTTCTTGCTACAGTGAAGGTTGCATCATCCTGTATGTCCAAACCAAATTTAGACATAAGTTCCTTTTCACCCTCATAACCGTCATTGTTATCGACATACATCTCAATGAGATATGCATCTTCAAACTTAGACAGTCCGTCTTCACCAAATAGTTCATCTTCTGATACGAGTCTACGAGGGATGTAGTATACATCCTGCCCATAGATACGCAACTGCTCTATGATTAAGTCTTCATAGAGGTGTTGTTCTGGGCGTGTTCCTGTATCAAAATAAACATTAGTCGGCATAACTTACCCTATCATATGCATTGGTGGCAACTCATAAGCAAGTTGAATTTGTTCTTCAAGTTTATTGATTTCTTCTTGTGCTTGAGTATAAATCTGTTCGCCATTTAGTGCGACACCACCTAACATCTGAATTCCTTGAAACTTAGAAAGGTTTGCACCCCACTGAAGTTTAATTAATTGTGTTGCGTACTTCTTCAAAAAGATATCATCCCATACATCAACAAATGTTGCTGGATCTAATTTACGATAACATTCAATAATGATGTAATCACCATCAGCAACATCAAGTTGCCAATCTAAGTCCAAATACAACCTGTTTTGATGTTGGTTGTGACGTATCTGTGTATCACCTGTCAAGATATGGTCTAGAAAATCTAGATGTTGCATAGTCATTTCGTAATGAATGACTGAGGTTGAACTAAAGTCGTATAAGTCATTCAGTCTTAACTGATACTTAACGTCAAACATATTCATCCCACCCTTATCAATGAAAGGGAATACTTTTACCACAGACATAACTGTGCTTGGAACAGGAATATAATTTTTCTGTTCTTTCCATACTGCTGTTGTAGATGAATCGACATCCGTTACTGAAGGTAAAGATGTATCAGAACGAGCTCTATCAATATCTGCTTGAGTAATCTGATATTTCAGATATACTCTTTCAATACCATCGTAGTGATATTGCGAGAAGTATTGTAGAGCTTCATCAATTCTGTCTTCTACTTGATCTGGGTCAACATTAATTTCAATCACTGGTTTCCCTAGTGATCTAAGACAGTATTCCTTAAATGTCGCCCTTGTATTTGGTATTGCCATATCTTTATCCTAACGCAATGCTAAGAGCGATTGCGAATCCCTCATCTGCACCCTTATTTGCTACCTCAACAACTGTTCCATCCGCCTTCTTTGTATATATTTTTTGGTCGGCAGAGTTAATAGCAATCTCCCCAGCTTCTAAATCACTAGCAGATGGAGTAGATGTTGCAGTCTCAGAGCGTTTTGGTTTAATTGCAATTGTTGCCATAATTTTCTCTTATTAATTAAAATGTGCCGCCGTCTATAGAAGTCCCAAATGCTAGAGTATCAGAAGATGCTGTATAAAGTAGAATTCCATCATCACTACCGCCACCGTCAAGTGCCGACAATGTGTTTGCAGAGTTTGCTACTAGAACAGAACCTTTTGCAACACTAGTTAGTCCAGTACCACCATGTGCAACACCAATTGCTGTACCATTCCATACACCAGTTGCGATTGTTCCCAATGTTGTAATAGATGATTGTCCAACATAACCACTTGCAATAGTGATTGCGTTTGCAGCCACAGTAATCTTGTCTGCTGTTCCCACAACATCAATTGTGTTACCAGTTTTAGTTAAACCAGCACCAGCAGAAATCTGTCCAGCACCTGAGAATTGTTCAAATGTAATTCCTGTAGTACCAAGTGAAATTGCACCGTTTGTACTTAGAACATAACCGTTGTCTGCGTTTGCAGTACCTTCTTCAGTAAATGTAAATGCACCAGCAGTCAATTCAGAAGCAGCGTCTGCATCTGGAGTTCTTGTTAGAACAAATGCAGCAGAACCAGAACCAACAGTCGTTACTTTATAGAAACCGTTCTGTGCAGCAGTTGATTGGTCTTTTACAAGAACTCTATCATTCACTACAAGAGTAACACCGTCTACTGAGATTGCACCGTTAGAGGATGCAGTCAATGTACCAGCGCCATTGTTGTATGTTGCGGCAAGGTTTGCAGTTGTAGCAACTCTTACAGATGCCTTAACGTCAAGTCCGTTTGCAACACTATCAACATATGATTTATTTACAAGTGAGTCTGAACCAAATCCTGCTCTTGCAGTATATCCAGAAGGAACTGTTACTGAGCCTGTTCCGTTAGGAGCAAGTATCATGTCACCATTTGAGTTAGTTGTTGAAATTGTGTTTGCATCAAGTGTAAGGTTGTCAACAGCAATTGCAGTCATTCCTGCCAATGCAGTGATTGTATCACCAAGTGATGTATCAGCACTACCGATTGTAATTCCATCGTTAGCAAGTTTTGCATTTGCGATTGAACCAGCAAGTTGTGCATTTGTAATTGTTCCAGCAAGAGATGATGTTGGATAGTTTGTTGCATCCGCCAAGTCAAATGCTGGGGTTGCATCAGTAGCACCAAGTGCAAGAGATACACCACCGTAAGAAACAGTTGAGTTTGCTAATGCACCATTAGCAATGTTAGTAATGGTGTTATTAGAAGCATTTATAGTTTTATTTGTAAGTGTCTGTGTACCAGCAAGTGTAGAAACAGTAGAGTCGATTGCATATGTGATTTCATTATTTGATACAGTTGTGTCGATACCTGTACCACCAGTGAATGTTAGTGTCTCACTAGTACTAAATGTGTCATTTGAACCACTGTCAGCTGCAAGTGTGAATGAACTTGAGATTGCACCAAATGATAATGCACCAGAACCGTTTGTTTTTAGAAACTCATCTGCATTTCCGTCTGCTGCAGGCAAAGTAAATGCAACATTTGCTGCAAGAGCATTTGGAGATTTAAGTTGAACATGGTGTGTGCCGTTGTTCGTTCCTTCTTTTAGTTGAAGAGAACCACCAGTTGTTGCGTGATTACCAACATTAAGGTCATCAATTGCTTTGTTTGTATCAACTAGAATTGCTGAACTTGCAGTTAGTGTACCATCTGCATGGTCTATCTTATCGTTAAAACTTTTACCACCAATTACCTTTACGGTAGAACCATCACCAATGTAAAATTTTTCATTACCGTGAGTATACGCCAATTCACCATCAGAGAGGGTGCCAGGAGCGGTACTACCAGTAGATCGTTTGATTTGTAATGTTAATGCCATTTTCTTTTTTTCCTATTTAATTAAAAACTTCCACCGCTCAATGTGAGGTTTCCACTTGTAGTGTCAAGTTCGTTTCTAGCAGTCCACTTACCAGTTGCAGTTCTATATTGTAATAGAGAACCATCTTGTAATGGGAATGTTGAGATATCAACATCTGCCGCTTGGGAAATGTTGTTTGCAGAAGAGCCCGTAGCACCAGCGTCACCTTTCGGCCCAGGCACTGTTACACGAGTTACTTGTGGTTGATTTCCTTGAGAAACCGAACCAACTACCGTTCTTGATGTATTTACTGTTGCTGTAATCGACATAGTTCTACCTTGATACGCTTGGACTTACAGTTGCAATACCTTCAACAACCCTTGTTTTGCTACCAGAGGCATCTGTTATGACCAAGTCATAAACATACCTTCCGTAGTCAAGAGCTGCGGTTTGCGTGTCTGTCAGTGAGATTGTGATTTGTCCTGTAGTTCTTGGCGAAACAAACGAGGATGCAAATGTAGTTGCGCTTGATGATTCATACGTCTTGCGTACCATACCAAGTGCAGTATAATTTGTTAAATCAAGTGCAGTCCCATTAGAGTCATTGACTGTTACCGTGGTGGTAAAGTCAGAGTCTTGATCTATAAATAAATTTGATATTGTTGCCATCGAACACAGTCTCCTTCTAGTTCTATTTATAAGGATTGTGTCTTAGATGTTATGGTAATAAATAGAGTTTTATTTTTGAAATTGTTCTTACCAAGGATTGTCTGGAGCGTTTAACTCAGGCTCGACACTTGGAACAAAATCAACAAACATTTTTTGTCCAATATCTCCAGATTCTTCAATTTCTAATGCGAGCTCAGCAGCAACTTTTTCTTCTATCTGAGTAACAAAAGTAGATCCTAGTTGACCTTTTACCCAACCAATAACTTGATCTTCTGTTAGACTTGCAAATGGAGTAAAAGTTTCTGCATTATATTCAAACTCAGCAACCTTTTCATAGTAAGCAGAAGCTTTGCCGTTTGTAGCGGTATATCTATAAGTAGCTTGTTTCACTATATTACTCACACCACCAGAAGATATTGTTCTTAAATTTTCTGAAATAGTCCAACTCATATTAAATTCCCCTTCTAACTCTATTGATACCGTTATAATGACCACATTCAACGAATATCAACGAAGTACCATGATTAGTTGACGCCGATGCTTTTACCTTCAATTCAACTGTGCCGGTTGAACTGTTAGCGTTCGCTTCTGTAACACTTATAGTAAAACTACCAGTGTCTCCAGAAGAGGAAGCTAGTGCGATACCCGAAATGCCTTCATTGTGGCATTGAAACCTATATAAGTACTCTGCAGCTGATCGACTTTCTAATCCATTTCTTCCTGCAGCGCATTTTATTTTAATAAATCCAGAAGCCCAAAGAGATTGGTTGGACGCAAGTTCAAAAATAACACCAGACCTGTAAGAGTTATCTGTCCCAATCGCCATCACAACTTGAGAAGAGCCTAGAGAAGAGGCGTAATTAAGTCCAACACCTCCCCTGATTTTAATAAGTCCATCGCTAGTGCCGTCATCACGAGTAATTCTCATATGTTCACCACCACCAACTGCAAACGTCATAGCCCTTGTATCGTGTGCATAGTTAATATAACCATCATAAGAATCAGCACCACTTGTAGCATCACCAAAGTGAATTGTGTTATTACCATTCGTAGGATTAGCTAACATTTGTATTAATGCAGTACCATCAGCTACGTCACCGATAGTCGCATCATTAGCGTCCATAATGCCTGTTATGTTTATGCCTGTGCTGGTTGTGGAGAGCTTGGATGCGTTGTCGTAATAAAGGTCAACAGAGCCGTTTGAATTAGCAACAATGGCAGACTCTGTAGCATTAACACGAAGTGTAAGGTCAGGGCCGTTACTGTCTATTTTAAGACCGCCTGTGCCTACATCACGAATGAAACTTTCAGTGCCGTTATGGAAAATCTGTAGATCATTTCCAGTGCCCAGTCTAATTTTACCATTATCGTCAAAATCTACATTACCAGTTTGGGTTGCTAGTTTATCTGTTGTTACAGCATCATTAGCAATCTTTGCAGTTATTACAGAATTAGAAGATAACTGTGCAGCGTCAATTGAACCAGCAGCAATATCAGAGGTATCAACAGCACCACCTACAATTTTTGCAGCGGTTATTGAGTCATTTGATAAACTGTCTGTCTTAATCTTTGAAATTGGCATTATAGTTTTTCCTTATTAAACAGAGTATGACATGGTCATTGTAAATTCATTCAAAGCATCGTTAAACCTAGTCACAGAGGTTTGCGCCTTTACACTGAGATCACTGCTTATATCAAAGAATTTTATCACCGTACCACTAGGGTATGCTACAGCTGTAATCATTTTCTGAGTAATTTCAATTCTTTTCAACAATCCAGGCGTTCCTTGTCCTTTAACCCCAACTGTAAATGGTAAACCGTGTAATTCTAAATTACCCCCCCAACTACCTATTGTAGACCACCTTAAATCACACTGGATAGTAACTAACCTACCAATCTTTGTATACTGAGCCATACTCACCGAAGTGCTTGCACTACCAGCTGAACCACTAGATCCTCTAAATTCTGGCACCCATGTGCCTTCTTCATAATCGTCAAAGAGTTCACTTGCCATTGTACCACTACCATCACCAGTGGCACTAAAGTTAATACCTTGTCCACTTGGAACAGAAATACCAGCAGTTGCAGTAATAAGTCCAGTTGATGTTGTAGTTCCAGAAATTGCAATGTTAGTATCTAGTTTGGATGATGTCACTGCACCACTGACAATCTTTGCACTTCTTACCGTACCATCTCCTACAACAGTACTACTCTGAGTAGTCCCACCAATATGCATTACATAGAAGTTAACATTAGTTGCAGGCGCTTCTGTCATTGTAAGAGTTGTTCCCGAAACAGAATAAGCAGATGTAGGTTCTTGGCGAACATTACCTACATAGACTTCTATTTCGTTTACTGTAGCGGGCGCTTTACTCATTGTAAACGCAGTAGTAGAACCATTAGGAGTGAAATCATCCTTGGTTACTGAGTTTACAAATCCCTGTGCTGGCGTTTTACCTATAAATGGCATCAATTATCCCCTTATGATTTTTCCATGAGACCCATAACTACATCAAGAGCAGAACCAGTGCCTGCCTTGACTTTGAGGATATCTCCAGCCTCTAAAATATATTTTTGTCCAGCGAGAGTTTCTAATGTAGTATTCGCTGGGATACTAATATTCTCTAAAAGTTGAAATGTTGCACTAGAAGCAGAAGTATCTGTAAACTGAACCTGTACTGTTACAGCAGAGGTTGTCTTGTTTGCAACTGCAAGTCCAAGAACAACAGTCTGTGTATTAGCAGGACAAGTATACAAAGTTGCATATGAACTATTCGATACGTTTGCTGTTGCTGCATTCTTAAATGTGTTCGCCATGTTTTTTTCCTATATTATCCTAAAGCAATTGCCAATGCTGTTGCGTCATCTTCTGCTTGGTCAAATACTCCCTGTTGCACTTTCGCAACTGAGACTGTATTATCAGCAATAGTATTTAGTGTGTTTACCCCATTTAACTGGTAAACTTGAATATTCTTTGTTCCAGATGGTGGTGCAGAGGTAAATGTTATTGTTGAACCAGATACTTGGAATGCAAGACCAGAACCATTTCTTTGATATACATTGTCCACATATACCATAAAGTTTTCAGATGCACCTGATACTGGAGTGTTTGTTAATGTAAAGGCAGTCGTTGAACCGTTACCATTAAATTCGTCAAAGTGTGTTTGCGATAACGCCGCAGAAGCTTGTGCAGTAAGAACCTGTCTACCCATATAGATAAGAAAGATTCTAGCGCCATTATCTGGTGCTTCTGAGAAATTGATGAGCGCTTGTCCAGATGTTATTCCAGTAGTATAAGAATACTCTGGTTCTTGAATAACACCATCAATTGAAACAAGCAAAGAAGAAGGTTGTGCAACAAAAAAGTCCAAGTTGAACTGTGTTGTCGTACCGTTCCCTGCCAAAATTTGTCTGTCGAACACACCATAAGATGGTTCTGCGCCGATATAGTTACTCATTGTATTTTGCCTCTATTTTCCATACTACTATTTAGTCTGCCTCTGCAATGGTTAAGTCGCCTGCTGCAACTTGTCTTAGAATTTCTGCATAATCTGAGTTATCAGGGTCTAAAGGCACTAACCAATCAACACCACCTATAGTACATTTTACACAAGAATTATTTCCATCCAAATCTTTAGAGTATTTTGCATTTGTAATATTCATTTTCTATAACTCCGCTGACATAGCAATTGCGCCTGGAAATAAGATGTGGGGTTTGGAACTCGTAGACGATGTAATAGTCGCATCAACCGCCCCTCCTAGAAAACCACCGCCGGCACCGGCAGATAGGCCACCTAAACTAACGAGATTTCTATTATTTGTACCAAAATCTTCAACTACTCCAGTAGCCGCAACTATACTTAGAGATGGTGCGGCTCTCATTGCTGAGTTACCAGCAAGTCCTAGTCTAGCATTGGTTGATGTGTTTGTATATCCAGTATTACTAATATTTAATTGATAGTATCTTTGACAAAGCGATAGTTCTTCACCATATGATCGGTGTTCGAAATCTGAAGATGTATCGCCAACCTCAATTTGAACCCCTGTAAGATGATAGATATTGGATGTACTATCAAAAAAGTTTACTTGATTTGATGTTGCATATCTTCCTTGTCCTGCTCCAGAGGTTCTTAGAATCCATTCACCCTCTACGACATTCTCAGATCTATTTGATCCTGCTGCTAGTGTCCATCCTACCTGTAATCCTTCAGCAGTAGTACCATCAAAAGCTACCTGATTATTACTACCCTTAAATGATAAACTAACATATGTCCATGTGTCAGCAGCAAGAGTATATTCTTTAACAATATTGTACTGTGTATTACTTACTGCATATAGAAATACACAGTATGTTCCTGCTTTTGTTGATTTAGCCCAAAAAGATACGTTTAGTTTAGAATTAGGATCTCTATATTCCCAACCTGAGTTTGCAATATCTTGGTCTTCAAATCTATATTGTAGGGTTATAGCATGATTTGCATCCAATGATGTATCTGCTGTGGTAACGTCTATCTTCATTGATTTTGCAAACTTAAAGTTTGGGCCACCGTTAACTTGTGACATAGTAGCAACACCACCAGCACTAGACGAAAATAAAGCTCTCCATCTATCTAATGTTCTGTATCCTTCATTAGCACCATCTGATATTGTCGCAGAAGTTGTCCTTTGTGCCACTTGCATAGCACCATTAATGTTTAATCTTCTACGTCCAAAGTTCTGAACTAGATTTGGATTTACTTTACTGAGTGCCATTTTTATTCCTCATCAGCATCTTTAATTGTTAAGTCACCATCTGCAACTTGTTTTTGAATTTCAATGTAGTGTCTGTTTCCATCATCTAATGGAACATACCAAACTTCATCACCAATAGTTGCGATATAACCAACATTTTTTTTGCTAGTTTCATCAAATTGATATTTAACTTCTGTAATATTCATGTCATCTCCTACTATAACTCTGCATCCGCTTTCCAGAAAAATTCAAATAGAGCTCTATTATCTGCTGACCCACCAGTAGCAGTTGCTGTTCCAAACCCACCTACACCAGAAGAAGCACTGTGAGCATTAAGCACTAAATTGTCTGAATACGCTTGGGTTATAGTTACAGATGCTTTTGTCCTTTTGTAATGTTTATAAGGAATATGAAAATAGTAAGAATCACTAGTTTGAACTTTAGGTAATGCAACTCTATAATTATCCCCACCAGCCATGCCATCTGTTTCATAGTAGCGTTGGCAAAGCGCTAGTTCTTCTGCGTATGATCGGTGTTCGAAATCTGTAGCTGCATCGCCAACCTCAACTTGTAATCCTGTTATATAGAAGTCATGGGAAGTGTTTGTACCAAACAATGTACCATTACCTTGTAAGACAGAAGTGTTATGTGTTGATCGAGCTCTCCAGACACCATCTGTTTGAGAACCACCAGTGTAACTAGAACCACCACCCATCCAAATATCTAAGCTTAATCCCAGATTAATGTCAGCCCCAGTGAATGTACTTCCAGTATCTCCATCATAAGTTAGAACAACTTTTTGCCATGTGTTAGCAGAAGAGATAGTAAATGTCTTTATAATATTTCTTTGTGCAGAATCATGTGTTACAAGCAATGCTGTAAATGTTCCTGTATAACTAGCACGAGTCCAAAATGACACTGTTAGTTTCTTTGCACCAGAAGTTCCGTATGCTAGTCTTGCACAATCTTGAATTTCAAATGGCGAACATCTTAACATAGTGGCAGTACCAGCAGTAGAATAATTTCCGGCAGTAGTACAATCAAGTTTTAGACTTCTTTTGAACCCTTCACCAGAAGGAACAGTTGTAGATGTAGATAATGTATATGTACCACCATTACTTCCTGTAGAAAAACTAAACCTATCTGCTGTCAAATTGTTGCCACTAGTAATACCTGTTACGGAGGTGCCGTATTGTGCTATTTGCATGGCGCCATTAATTATCATATTTCTACGCCCAAGATTCTGTGACACCTTCGCAGGCGTCACCGCATTGTCTGGAATACTTCTTGTATTTAATTTAATCAACGCCATCTGTTAATATCCTAAGTTTCTATTAATTACTCTTCGTCATCTGCTGGTGTGTTAGCAGCAAGATGTGCCGCATATGCAGTTTTTACTGAATCAGTATGAAACTGTGCAACCATCGCTTTTACATCTGCACTTTCCTTAGATGAGTCTGAGTTTGGTGCAACAACATGTCTTGCGAATGAACGAGACAGTTCAACACCGTCCTCTTCAATCACCGTAGCTGTTCTCACTTGAATGTGCTTGAATGCTCCAATCACTTCAATTTTATCTTCTTCCGTTCTTTTCGTAATAGCCATTTTTTTTCTCCTTTTATTTATCGTGACTTAGCATGTCACCTGTCCATCTCCACCAATACAGATGAAGATAATTAAAATTATGTTATGACGTTCTATATATCAAACTGCCTTGCATAAATGTATTGTTCGCAATATCAGCAGTAGTTACATATGTATCACTTGTTCCACTTGTACCACTTTGTTTAGTTAACCAAGCAGCCGTAGGTGTTGACCCACCTAGTTCTATACCTAAACTACTTACAGCATTTACTAGATTTGTATATCTATTAACCATACCAGAACCACCATCAGAACCAGAATGATTAAATGGTAGACCTTGAATTAGTGCATAGTTACCAGAAATATTTCCCTTATTTGTTAAAGTGAATCTAAAATAAGCAACGACAATATTTCCTATCTTTGTGTAGTGACCAATTTGAGCACTATATCCACTAGCAGCACCACTTAAACCATTAACAGTTGGAGTCCAAGTGCCTTCTTCGTAGTCATCTAGCGTTTCTGATGTCATGCCAGTAGCGTTTGCATTTGCGCTGAAGTTCACACCGCCTGATAGATAAATGTCTTTCCAACGAAGCGTGCTTTCGCCCAAGTCTATTGTAGCGTCTATGTTCGCACTATTTTTATGAGGGAATATTGCATTAGTTCCAAATTGAAGGCCTGAATGATCTGACTTACCTTGTACTGTAAGATTATCTCCATTATCAACATCAATACTACCTATGCTTCCATTATTTTTTTGTAGGTTAACAATAACGCCGTCTGTACTAGCCCTGTCAAATATAGCTGTGGTTGCATCTAGCACACCACCAACTGTAAGATTGCTTGGAGTAGTTAACGCACCAGCAAGTTTAGAACTTGTTACCGTACCATCACTTGGAGTTCCAATATCTAGAACGTCACCAAGTGCCATGATAAAGTCGATGTTATCAGAACTTGTTAGAGCAGAGTCGAATACGATAGTCGAACCACTTACTGTGAATGAATCTTGTGGAGCCTGCATAACACCATTCAGAGAAACCAATAGATGATTTGCACTTGTTGGATAGTATGCACCACTATCTAAAGTTAGATTATACGTTGCAGTAGCAGACGCAGTAATAGCGTCTAACTTAGAGTATGCACCTACTTCTGGTTGTTTTCCTATAAATGGCATTTAATTATTTCCCATATCTTTTATAATACTATTTAGTCTGCTTCAATCCAAGAGGTTTTGTCCTCGTCCCAATCATAATCTTTTCCGTCAGTTGGATATGCTTTGGGTGCAACGTAAATACATTTGTCTTCATCTAAAGTCCAACTTGGATATGGTTTTTGAGGAATAAATGCATCTCTAGTTGAATCATATGTACCACCAATTATGGCATAGTTTTTTCTTAAAGGAGTACCACCATCTGAATGTACACCTTCTTTTGTATTATATGAAGTTTGAATCCATTCGCCTGGAGAGTCATCAATAAAAGTATCCATAAACTCTTGTTCTGCTACTATAATATTTTCTACTATTCCATTAAGTACTTTTGCAAAATGTGCCATAATAATCTCCTACGTTTGATACCTAATAATAACGACACCAGAACCACCGTTAGCACCAACAAATGGTGTACCGCCGTTACGACCACCACCGCCGCCTCCACCGCCTCTATTTGCGGCTCCTGCTGTGGATACGTTTGAATTATCCACACCACCATTACCACCGCCACTAGCACCAGTACCACCAGCTGCTCCATCACGACTTCCACCGCCGCCGCCACCAGCGTATGCGACTGAACTTCCACTATAATTAAGTGTTAAACCGGCGCCGCCATCGCCACCTTCTTGTGTTCCATCTGTTCCACCAGCTTCACCAACGCCACCTTTGCCGCCGCCTCCACCGCCTCCAGAAGAACCAAAAGAAGTACCACCAGCATTACCTTGACCAGAAGTTCCAGAACCAGGCCCTTGCCCGTCTGAACCACCGCCTCCAGAACCGCCTGAACCTCCAGTTTTTCCTTCACCACCACCGTAACCACCACCAGTACAAGTTTGGACTGATCCAAAAGAAGTGTTTCCACCTACTACTCCATTAGCAGTGTCACTAGTAGCACCAGCACCACCAGCACCGATTGTGACTGTGTGAGCTCCTGCTGTTATGGTTTGGTTGGTTGCGTTGACCATTCCACCGCCGCCACCGCCACCAGCTCTTTTAGAACCACCGCCGCCGCCACCAGCGACAACTAGATAATCTACACCAGTTAAATTACCACCATCAATCAAGAAAGTTCCAGATGATGTGAATGTATGAATAGTATAACCACCAGAGGTTGTTTTTGTACCTCCACTTATGGTAATAACATTAGATAACGCTCTCCATTGACCATCTCTATATTCTTCTGAGAGGTCAAGAGTTGAATTATATCTAATCATTCCATCTGCTGGACTGCCTGGACGTTGTGCAGTTGTTCCCTTTGGTATTTGTATATATCCTGTAGAAGCATTTGCTTTATCAGATATTGCATCAGCTGTGATATCTACCTTTGCATCTGTTACTGCATCGGCAGCAATCTTTGCAGTTGTTACTGCATTAGAAGCAAGTTTAGCTGCCGTTACAGAATCGTTTGCAATATCTCCAACTTCAATTGAAGTGTCTGTATTTAATAGTTCTGCTAGGTTTTTTGAGTTACTTGGCATTAGATTTGATACCTCACCATTATTTCTGAAGCGTTAAGTGGTGTGAATGTTGTTGTTAAAACAACACCACTAATAGAATAGTCACTTGTAGGTTTAAGTGCTATACCGTTATAAAAAACAAAAGCACTATTAGTTGTTGCGCCAGTTGTACTTAAATTAAATGTTGTCGCAGAACCGTTTCCAGTAAATGTATCGTATTGAAAATCAGTACTTCTACGAACCACTCCACGAATACCAAAATGTTTTGCCTCAATCTCTGCACTTGCATCTGGAGCAGATGTGAATGTTAATGTTGTACCACTTATTGAATAGTTTGTACTTGACTTCTGTAGGATACCATCAACAAATACTAAAACTGAGTTTGCATTTGGAGGTGTCTCTGACAGAGTAAACGCAGTAGCTGAACCGTTGCCTGTAAATACATCATTTGTAAATGACTTTAAGTTTGCAGCAAGTTCGTCTGCTCCAACTGAACCTGTAGGTGGTTTCATTTGGAATCCACCAATACCTCTATGAACAATATAGATTGTAGAACTAGAAGCAGGGGTCTCTGCAAGTTTCAAAATTTTTGGTTCGCCATTTGCATCCTGTTGAATAGTATATGCAGATGTTGCTTGTTGAATTACGTTATTAATTACAACGAGTATATTTTCTCCGTTTCCGCCCGGCACTTGTTGTGACAAGGTAGTAGAGTTTGTATGTGTAGTAGAACCTACTGTTACGTTTCCAAAATTTGAATCAGTAAAATCTTCCTGCTGAAAAGCGGGTGATACTTGATTCACAAATGGAGTGCCGATGTAGTTAGACATTATCTACCCCTCTTATGCTACGTCTTCTAGAACTGATGCGATAACATCCACAGTAGCTGCCGATGCATAAACCTGTACTTTATCATTACCATTCAAAACAATCTTCTGTCCAGAAACAACCTTCAAAGAAGATCCAACTGGAACTGGAGCGTTTTTAACTAGATGAAATGATGCACTACCACTACTATCTCTAATCACAACAGAAATCTGAACAGCAGATACACCTGTGTTTGCGATATCAAGTTCAATTAGAATGGAGTTACAGGCAGAACCATTGTTTGCTGTATACACATCTGTAGGTGAAGCACCATTAGTACTGACACTCGTTGCAAATGCATTCTTAAAGTTATTAGCCATTTATTCTTTTCCTTTAATCTCTATTATTTATAAGTCTTAACCAAGTGCAATCGCAAGAGCAATTCCAAAACCTTCAGTAGCTATTTTACCACCAACATTCGGAAATGTCAAGGTTGTTGTATTAGAAATAAGTTCTAATTCACCTGTCCCTGTGTGACTTACTACTGATTTTGTTCCATCATGGTACAGTTGGAGATCGTCATGTGTACCCATTAAAATTCTTTCAGAAGCTACGCCCGAAGAGTCATCAAAATCAATAACCGTAGGGAACATTACAGAAGATAGAGCGCTTTCAAGTTGAACAACTGCCCCAACAACATCTGTTACGTTCTGTCCATTTACAGTAGAAGGAAGAGAGGTAACATCACCAACATCTGATGCCAGTTCATTAAACTCTACTCTCCACTCTTCTAAAGTAAATGATGAAGGTGCGTTTCTATCTGCCATTATTCTTTATCCACTAGTTTTAGAAGCAAGGACTTAATTTCATGCATCTCACTCTTTAAGTTATTTATATCCCTTACTGCATCTCTCATATCATCTTTTTGCTGTTTAGCATTTCTTGATCTTGTAATTGCAGCTTCGTATGCATATACGTCTGTATTAATAATTGCACGAGAATATGTATCTCTTACAAGTTTAGGGTGTTCTTCTACTTTGATATATTCTGTCATGTTATGTCGCCAATGCAATTGCTCGTAAGTCTTTACAGCGTGGAACTTCTGCTGAGTTTGTTCCTTGCAGTCTAATCTTGATAGCGAAGGAAATAAATTCACCAATATCATCAGCAGTATATACTCTTTCAATAAAATCATCTGGATTTATTGAATCATTAACTGCAACATCTGGCGAACCATCTGTGTTGAAATATTGCCAACCAATCTCATCAAAGTCTGACGCATCATCAGAACGAAGTATCTTGAACATTACTTGAATTTCAGAACTTTGAAACTTAGCAGCATCCAAGTAACACTTGATTGAGTTTGCTGGATTCTTCAACTGTGCCTTACGAGTAATATACACACACTCATTACTGTCACCATCTGGAGCAGTTGGTGGAGTATATTCTGTTGTTGGATATACAGCAGAAGCAGAATCAACATTATCCAATCTGTTTGAAACTGTCACGATTGATCTCTTCTCCAAGTCAATGATTGGTGATAGATTGTCCTTTTGAGATTGCATAGTGAATGTCAATTCCATCGACTTCTCACCACTCATTTCATTTGTCTCGTTAATCTGAGATGCAACAAGTCTTGGTTTATCAAAAACATAGTTGTCATTGATAGGAATAGTCTCTGACTGTGATACCGACTGTTTAACAAAAGAAGTCTCTGTACCACTTGGTGAAGTACCACTTGTAGTTCTTATCTTAGCGGTTAGAGATGTGTCTGGACTTTCGATAGTAGAGAACAATGCCTGCATCTGATCCATCTGAGCATTTTCAGAAACAATACCAGAACTACCACCAAAACTTCCAGTAGCGTTTGGTGTAGATGTAATTGGAATAGTGTAACTATCAATCTCAACATCGTTGATATTTGTATGCGTCTTATTAATCTCTGTCAGAGGAATATTATTGACACTATATCTTTCTACAGTAATACCAGTTACATGTGCGATTGCAGTTCCCTCTACTCCACGAGTGATACTTTCAACAATCTTAGCATCCGACCCATTAGTTGTTCCTGTAACAACTTCTGTTACTGGATCACCTTCTGCATCTGTAGAGAATAGTTTTAGAGTAACAGCAGTACTTGTTCCTACACCAGTTAATGTGGATGCAAGAGTTAAAGTTGTTGCAGAGTTTGTTATTGCACCATTCAGTGTAGATGTTACACCAGAAGTTATACCACTAATAGTGACATTATTCTTTGTATCATCATACATGTGATGGTCTCTATGTAGAACTTTAACCTTTGTAACACCACTAAATGACCTGATAGGATCAGTCTCTAAGTCAGCAGTTTCAACTGCATCGTTTACAAACTTAACTGTACCAGTTTTTGTTGTGTCAAATTTAGCACGATATATTTTGAATTTCAAATCTTCCATATCGTATGCTGTCCATGTAGAGTTGTTCTGTGACTTAAATAGAACACCCAAGTATGGTTGTTCAGATACAAGTCTCTTACCACCAACATCCTTTTCACCCATTCGTGAAATCCACACAAGGTAATCTGGAGAATCTGTTTGCAGAACAATTGCAACCTCTACACCATTCTTGACATACACTGGTTCATCAAAAGTAAATGTTGTTGCAGCGGTAGCGTCATTTGACACTGAACACTCTTCAGGCAACAAAGTTTTACTTGCAAAAGGTAGAACTTTAGTTGTTGGATATCCAGTATTCATTTCACGAATCTGACATGTCACTGGAATGTTATCGTCTACTTGTGAGAAGAATACATCAATCTTTGTAATGTACTCGCCACCCTCAACTTGAGGCATAAATGATTGAGCAACTGGATCCCACCATCCTACAACTTCATCTCTTGTTTCAGTATTACTTAAAGTCCTAGTTTGGTTTACATTTCTTGTGACAACTCTTGCATTACGAGTTCTAACAATAGTTTCTCTTACACTTCTGATTTCACCAGTAGCAGTATAAGTTGCCTGTGCAAAAGTTTCTGGTTCTGGACTCTTGGTATTAGTAGGTGAAGATGTAAGTCTAAACACTCTCTCACCAGTTCTGAACCTTGGATTGTTTGCCCTTCTAGCATCTGGAATTGCAAAGTAACCTTCAACAGAACCAGCTGCGTCTGTAACCAAAGAGGTTTCGTCTGCACGAAGATAATCATATCTCTTCAGTCTACCACTAGAAGGTAACAATGTTTTCGCACCATCAATTACTCGAATAGTAATCTCACATTGTTTATCATCAAAAGCATATCTAGAGGTATTAAAGAAAGCAAAACTGTCTGTACTTCCATCAACAGCCCTACCGATATTAGTAAATCTACGAGAACTTTCAATCTGATATAAACTTCTAGGAATTAGGTTTCCGTCTTGGTCGTAAATACGAACATCATATAATCTATCATCTGTTCCAAGAGCATTGTTTGTATCCGTAAAGAAACCTCTAACAGAAAGTTCACCCTTATCGCCAGGAGTTAGTGTCTGTCCTGTTACTGAAACAACTGAACGAGCGCTGCCAGGATACTGTTGCGTATTGATAGTTGTGAAATTTACACCACTTCCGTTATACGATATAGTAGCGACTAGTGGGTCTCCACCAAATTTTTGGAAATCAAATTCAATCTTAGAAATACTACTCCAAGAACCAACCAAAGAAGTTACTAAGTCAGATACAGTACCTTTAACACCACCACCAGTTGGGAATACATATTTTGCAACACTTCTCTTATCAAAGAAAGGATAAACCTGAGTCAAAGGTTTCATACCTGTTGCCTCAAAGTGTACATTTCTTGCACGAATGAATG